ATTAGGTGTCAGGAGGAGCACGTTATGTGCACAAAGTGTGGAATTATACCGGAGATACGGTGGTGGTCGAACGGAAGATCTTTGGGTTTATCCCATGGGTCTACATGGCTTTTGCCGTGGAACGGAGGCAGATGGATGAGGACCACCAATTGGTGTTACTCTCACCGTTGCTTAAGCACGTTGGCATATCCTCATGGTTTGCGAGGAGACAGCTAGCTGGTGGCGCTCTTGAACGTTTGAGTGTTCAGGGGGGAGCCGGTTTTACGCGCTTGATTACCAATGAAGCTAAGTCGTTGTTGGTGCATACTGGAAAGGTTGGGGAATATTCGTGTTCCACAACGTCCGTGTGCGTCGATGATGAAGCTGCAAGTGTGGTACGTACGAGCAAGGTATCGATCAATTTACCCACCTTGAAAGGGAAAATGGGAGATAATAAGAAAGGATGTGAGATTCTGTTAGAATATCACTTGAAGCGCCCTTCGGTCATCCCACCCGTGTCTGTCGTTGCGATTGTTGACCCTTATGTGAGGTCCTTCCAATGGATAGATGAGAATCACGAATATGATCCTGAAGCCAAACCGGCGGTGGTGTCTTTTATGGCGCCACTTGTGGATGGGGCTTTTGCCCCAGCCATGACCCATGGTAATGAACAGCGCTCAGTTCGTCATCGTGTAGAGCTGGTAAAGGACTCGACTGTAATGAGCTCGTTTGTTGGCAAAGTTGTTTCGGAGTTCGTTGACATGTTGAGTGGTGGCTTGCGTCATTTCTTAGTACCTTATGGGGAAGAGGAGTTGCGCGAGCGTCAATCCACTCCTAGTCAACGTAGGATTCTTGATTCAGCTGAGTACGAAACGCGGAACGATGTTGTGAAGGCATTCATTAAACGTGAATGTTATAGGACTGTCACTGATCCCCGTTTGATTTCTACAATCAACGGTGTGGATAAACGTGACTATTCTCTTTACATGTACGCAATTTCAGATTTTCTGAAAACTTGCGATTGGTATGCGTTCGGAAAGAGTCCTGCTGAAGTTGCTGTGAGAGTGGCCGAGTTGTGTGAAAATTCGGCGTCACATGTGACGGAAACAGACTTTAGTCGTATGGATGGGCGAGTGGGAGCTGTGGCCCGTTATCTTGAACAGGCAGTGTGTATGAGGTTATTTCAGTGTGACTATCATGATGAAGTTGATGCGCTTTTGCGCACCCAACAAAATCTCCAAGGGAAAACCCGCAAGGGCGTTACTTATGAGACTTTGTTGAGTAGACTCTCTGGTAGTCCTGAGACTAGCCCTTTTAACACCCTGCTGAATGTATTCGTTGCATTCTTAAATTTTCGGATGACGGTTGATCCCGGTACTGGAG